GCAGTAAATGTAGCTAGTTTTGGATGTTGTTCAAACCATGATACTAATATGGCTAATTGTTCAGCAACCCATCTGGCTGCCGGTAAAAATACATCTCCCATTACTCGAGCAACTTTAATAAGACTATCTTGTATATTTGATACTTGTCCTGAAAATGTTTTACTTTGTTTATCCATTAAATTAAAAAATATTCCACCTTCCCCAGACATTGTTTGAAAGGCATGTTCTACTTCGGCAAACCCTATATCACCAGCAGAAACCATTGATGCAATTTCGCTTTCTGCAACATTAAGATTTTTTGCTAATTCGGCAACCAAAGGAACACCAGCGATAGCAAAATCTCTTAATTCTCTTCCGGTTAATTTTCCTTGAGCTTTTACTTGACCAAAATTAAGAGCAAGCCGTTCTAATGGAACACTTAGTCCTGCCGATACATCTCCCAATGACTTCATAGTAGGAAGAAGGTCATCTACTTCTATTCCCATTGCTAATAATAATTTAGAATTCTGTTCAACATCTCTTATTGTAAAGGGTGTTTTTGTAGCAAAATCTGCTAAATCTTTTAATACTGTTTTTGCTTTTTCTGCACTTCCTAACATAGTTGTAAATGCAATATTAGTCTGTTCGAATTCCCCTGCTACTTTTATTAATCCACCTATTAATCCTGCTCCGGCTATACCAACTGCAGTAACAGCTGCCCCTACTCCTAATAAACTTTTATTTGCTAATTTAAATACTCCGCTAAATTGGTCAACTGCTTTTATAACAATTGCCACTGTGGCTCCTCCTGCTGCTCCTGATAATAAATTACCTAATACCATTATCTATGTCTCCCCCTGCTGGCCTTTGCTTTTCTATTAGCTTTCTTTTGTTCTCTTTCTAACTGTTTAAAATATTCTTTTATCATCATACGTTCTTTAATTGTTAAATCATAAACTTCAGATAAGCTCCATTTAAAGTGGTCGCATATTGCTAAATCACCTAAAAACTGCTTCTTTATGGAGCTGTCTGCAAAAAACTTTCAGTTAATCCGTTTAAATCATTAACAGCAGTTTGTAATAAAATTCCATCTTTCATTCCTAACTCCTCATATTCTTCATCCGTTAATTGAGTTGCTTTTTGTAATAAAAACTTAGATGCTAATTCCTTATCTAACGATGCACAAGCTACTAATTCTTTATATTTAATTTCTTTTGCTTCATACTCTTTTCCGTTTGAAAGTTTTACTTTTCTTGTTTCCATGTTTTGGGTCCTCCCTTATGTATTCTATTTTTTGTTTTCTCTTAAAAATAAATTGAGAAAAATAATAATTTAATTTTACCACGCGTTGTAGCTTCCGATACTATCGTAAACATTAACATTTACGCTTGTTGGCATAATTGTTGCTGTTTGTTCATGTAATCCTTCTACTGGACTTGGTGTCTCCATTTCAGTTATTCTACAACCGCTCATGATTATATATGCACTTCCAGCTACTGCTTTCATTTCTACCATTGAATTAAAACTACTTCCTCCAATATAATACTGGTCATAAAGTGTTTTTGCATTCGACGAATCCATAAGGAATGTTGAACTTACTTCATAATCTCTGCTAAGAGGTTGAGGACTTTCTAATGTTCTACTTCCGTTTAATGGGAATCTACTTTCAATATTGTTATTCAATGAAAAGTTAAATTCAGTAGCATTAGTAAGAGTTGTTCCTGATGGTAAATGCACAGTAACGTCGCTCCACATATAAGGTTTTGTTGTTCTTGCTGTAACAGCAGTTATTGTTCCTGAACTGAAATCTACACTTTGCGCCACATATCCTACATCTACTGAACAAATTTCTCCTTCACTTAAAGTTAAGTCAAATGTATCTATCATACAACCATTAAATGTTCTTATAAAATTACCTCCAGTATTTGGAGTTTTCTTACTATCTTCTAATGTGAAACTGTTTAAACTCTGTCCTGTAATTGCATAGCTTACATCATCGCTGTTAGTTTCTCTAATTAATCTACTACCAGCAGATATTCCAGTACTACCAACCGCAAATGCTAACATTTTCCAGTCTTGAGGATAATATGTAAAAGTTCCGGTGTATTCTAATTGTCCGTCAGTAAATAATCCAATATTTCTGTTATAGTTACCTTGAAATCTAATCGGATTAACTCCTGCTCCTTCTGATGGTGTATGGTCTTGAACTAATCCAATCCATTGTCTTGTACCACTTGTATTAGCATACGTTCCACTTTCAAATTGAAAACATAACTGATTACTATCACCTATATATTTATATGTCATTAATAATTACCTCCTTTCATTGTAATAAAATGCTTTTTTAGTTTCTCCACAACATCATTCCTTAGCGGAACATTGTCACGTTTTAAAGCAATTTTTAATTCTTCTTCTGAAGCATATATTCTTTTAACATCTTCTACTGTTTCATTTCCTATTCCTTTTATTCTTGCTAAATCATTTGGCCAGTTAGATACTTTTTTCTCTTCTACAACTTCTTCTTTTTCTGTTATAGAATTCTTTCTTTTACAATTTTCACAAATAAATTCAGTTAAAACTTCTTTATTCAACCAATTACAATATTTACAACGTCTATTTTTGTTCATTTAAACCTCCTTTCATTCACAAACGAATAAAAATACGACCTCCATAACTTTACTTTTAATCCCAGCTTCTCCATCTTCTGAAATATTAAGTGCAGAAGTTAGCTGAAACCCATTTAAATTTGAATCAATTAACCCATCTGTATCATATTGGTTTTGTCTTAAATAATTATAAACTTGGTCAAACAATTCATCTCTTTCCTTTACATTACGTGCCCATATTCTTACTTCCATTGTCAAATTAATTGCTGTTGACTCGCTTCCCATTCCTAGTCGTTGTGGTTGAGTAATATTTCTATCTACTACTGTAATTATTGGATAAGTAACCGCCCGTTTAGGATATTCTGTTAAACAAAACCTTTCTCTAGCTGGTCTTGATGATACTAATGGGTCAGTAACATTATTCTTAATTTTATCTCTAATTAAATTAACCGCATCGGCTAAAAAAGTACTCGAATTTACACTTGTGATTGTCATTTTATTCTCGCTTGAATTTCTCCTGAATGTATACCTCGCTTGGTATAGTAAAAATAATATAGTTTATTTTATAAATTATTTATTATAAATTATATAATTTTATTTAATTGCTGTTGTTATTGCCTTTTCAATAAAATCCTTAATTTTAATCTCGTTCCTTTTTGTACTATTTGTAAAATGGTGTCTTGCCATCATTCTTGTAGTTCCATATTCTAAGAATTGGGCATAAGAAACATTTGTATATACTCTTGATGATAATTTGCCACTTCCTTCTGATTTAATAGAATTAAGAAATCGTCCTGTATCAACACTCTTTTTTTCTGCTCTATGTCCAGAAACGCTTTGTTGGACTTCTGACTGTAAAAATAACCCAGCTTTCTTAACTGACTTATCAACGTCTTTATAAATTTTAGAAGAAGTATTATTAAGATATTGTTGAACTTGTGTAAGTCCTCGAACCTCAATTTGTAAACCCATATTATTCTCCTACGAAAGAACCATTGGTAAGTCTAGTAATATATAGTTTTTTAAGAACGGGAACTTGATTAACATCCCATTTAGTAACTCCTTCACTCAATAAACTATATTCGTCTTGTATAGGACTTCCTAATCCAATTTTAATTGTTCCAGACGTGTCCACAGAACCTTCCAGATAAAGTTTTGTATCATTAGTGGTAATCTTACCTTGTTCTAATAAAACGGCATCTGAACTACCTCTGGCATTACTAATAGGCAATACTATTCCTGAAATCCAGTAATTTGTTCCGCTTTGAGAATAAGAAACATCATCATCATAATAACTTCCTGCTCCAAAGCCAACATTGTAATATTTTATTCTAAGTTGTTGTCCAAAATCTAATGCTTCTTGAACTCCGTTTTGAAAGTCTCCTACTATCGACATTTAGACTCCTAATAATGGTCTGAATAAACTTGCAAATAAGAACGTTGCTAATAATCCAATAATTACCCACAAACTTCTTTTTAACCAATTAATATCAGTTTTTATTTTTAACACACTCATATCTAAAGTCGTCATTCTATGATTTAGAATATGAATTAATTCTTTTTGATTAGTACAAAAATCTTTAAATGTTTCTGAATTTATATAGTGTCCTTGTTCCATTTTAACTCCAACACTGGTAAAAG